TGCCATTCTACAAGCTGATCGTCATCAAACCTCGCTACGCAGTGGATAACGAAGTCTGGGTCTGTTTGTTCGTTACTCATAATGTCCCCTATATTCGTTTACCCCTTGTAAGTGAGTGCGTGACTCCTTGCTCCCTCCGTGGGCCGTCGGACGAAAATCTGGCGGCTCTTTTATTTTACCCATTCGCCCAAGCTGTTCTCATACCCGAAAACCGTAGTAGATAGCGGGTAACGTGCAAGAACTGCTGATACGTCTTTGCCTACTGCCCCGCGCACCTTTGTGTTATGTGCATCTTTGAGCTTTGCTTGGTCTACTATTTCTTCTACTATCTTGACTATCTCACGTTCTGCCGGCATGTTTGATAGCCGCTCCAGTATAAGCGCAATATAATCCTTTGCTGCCGCTATTGCATCCTGTTCGTTTATAGCATCGTTTACTATAAACTGCTTACGGTATCTACCACCGCGTTGCGCCTGTACCGACGCTCGGATAGCTACTACCTTGCCGCTTATGCTCACCCGCTCTATACGCTGCTTCATACGATCCCCACTAGCCAAAGAAAGAAGTAGAGCATACATGCAAATGCTACGATGCAAGTGAGAGCCACAAAGAACAGGATCAGTACCATAGCATCCGCCGCGAAGCGTGCTAGGTCGATGTCGCTATGCTTGCTCATGCTTGCCCCCTTTGTGCGGCTTGTAGTTAGCGCAGTAAAAGGTATCAGGATCATCCAGCTCTATTTCTAACACGTCGCAAATTGCGACTGGTACGGAGATGGTATAGAATCCTTCGTAGCTCAATTGATCGCGCTCGTATTCTTTCAATCGGCTGCATGTTCTGCATGTGCCGTGCTTGTTATCGTGCATTGTTTACTCCTTGTGTTAAAAGTAGGGGCATTGGCTTCCCAACCTCCGCCCCTGTCCCAAACCTATACCACGTCGTGGTACTTGCACAACCGACATCGCAGGGGCATTCCCTGCTTTGTTAGTTGTAATAAGACTGCATTTTGCAATCTATGCTTCATGACTTGCGCAATAACTTAACATCCACCCAATCAACTGGCCGATCCTTTGTGTGCAAGAAGTTAACGCGCTTGATGATCTTGCCCTGCCGCCACGCATCCCATGCGCGGATTAGCCCGGAAGCCATAGCAAAATTGCGGATGATGTGCCGATTGTTCTTGAGCCGCATCAATGTCTCGCGAATGTTGATGATGGTTTCATCTTGTGGCAGAAGCGGCATACCAGTTTGCAGCACGTCAAAGAATCTATCTGCTTGTTGAGGAAAATGCTTGTCAATCAGGTAATGAGCGGCAAAAATCGACTTTGCATTGCCTAGAAGCTCTCTGTATTTGTTGTAGCGCGTACCATTGATCTTGGTATTGAAAAACACTTCGTTTGCAGCCATATCGAATTGCTTGATCTTATCTACAACGCGCTGATCGTACATAGGATTCTTCGATTCTAATGATAAGACAACGCCAGCTACCGCAGCTTTAACATTGGCATCCTTGATACCAGCGATTCCTAGCTGATCGCCGGGCGTACGTGCCCGCCCTGTATCAATAGTCATCTTGGCTTTAACAGGCAGATTGTACGTTACCATCATTTGCACAGGTCTATCAGCTTTGACCACGCCAAATAGTCTATGGTGGCAATCAATTAAATTCCCGTTAACGTCAAATGCTGGCCCGCTGTTGTCTATTGTCCAGTTACCTTCTAAAATGTATTTGGCAAACATATCTACGCGCTGATGCGAGATTGCTCTATTGCCTGCGGATTTAGAAAGAAAATCCCTTGCTATTTGTGGCGTGATGGTCATTTCGACCGAATATATGTTGCTCATCCTTGTGCCCCTTCCGTTGGCTTATAGGTTAGTTTTTCCAGCATTACCAGCGCTGGGTTGTTTTCTTCGCAATCTTCGTACGCATCGTTGAGCAATCGCATGATCTGGTTTGCAAGCTGCATTGTCGGTAGGCAGTCCGCTACGCAGAAGTCAGCATCGAGATCGACAACGGAATAGAATCCGCTGGGCTGCTTCCATGTTCCTAGCTTTCTCATTGCTTGACTCCTTTTATATCGACCATCGCACTATTCAGGTTTGCAAATGTTGCTCTCAATTCTTTTTGCATTGCTTCAGATTGCGTTGCTATTATTTCTTCACATTGCACAACGTAATACAATGCTTCTAGTGCTTGATCAGATGCAATAAGTAGTTTTTGTAATTGTTCGTACTCTACATATTTGCCTTCTGAATCAACAGTAGATATCGCTACTGCGCTCATTGAGTATCTTCTCATCGCTGCACCTCCGTATATGCGCCCTTACTCCAAACCAAATCCAGCTCTTTGGCACGTCGTGCTACGTATTCGCGGATCGGTGCTTTAATGCCTTCGTCTACGCTCTTGATTTGCATCACAATCGCCGTTAGCTCTTCTGGCCCCGTAGCGGCGTCAATAGCCGATAACCACTCCGTTATAGCTTCGTCCTGCTCTGACGTCGTAGCGGGCTTTATAGGCGGCAATTCGATGCGTTCCGCGCCCTGCACTTGCACAACTTCCTCTTCGTCCAGCATACCGAGACCGCATGCGCTCAAAATAGCGCGTCGCTTTGCCTGTGTTGCTGCTTTCTTCATCGCATTGCTTGCCGCATCGCCGCGCATACCGCCAATTGTAACAGCTCCTATGTCCTCGGAATAGCTGCCCGTTGGTGTCTCGCATCGCGCGGTTACTACATACTGATCGCCGATAACCTCGCGAGCTACAATTGCCACGCGAAGACCGCGGATGGACGTTAGTTGTGCCGTGCACGTCTTGTTTGCGTACAAAGTGAGCTTGCCCGATAGCTTGATAAGATCAAATGGCTTTTGGTATGGGTCTAATCCCACGCGCTCACATACCAGCTTGTAGTATTGTATGCGCTGTTCCTGCGACATAGCCGATAGATCGCCGTTAACTACCAGCGTCTCAAACAACGCTGCCGCCTGCGATTCACTGATAGATGCTGCGACCGCCGTATTAGTCGCTGTAAGTGCCTGTGTCATCGTCCCTCCATTATAGCAGTTAGTTGATCGCGCATCTGGTACGCTTCTTCTTTGTTGCTGTATCGTGCAACTTCGCGCGAACTAGGATACTTTTTGCGTGTCAAGTTGCCATAGTCAAAGAGTCTAATCGAGTAGTGTGACTTTTCCGTCTGGCAGTTCATTAGCGCGCGGCCTCGTGCCCTGCGCTTTAGATCAACCCACAAGGCCAATCCGCCGCCTTGCTCGATAATCTTCTTTGCCTCTGCGTTGTCCGTTACAATAGCCACCTTGCTCGCCTTGCTCTTTGTGGGCGGCCTTAATGCTGCCATTGCGTGTTTGACCTGATCTAATTGCATAAGCAGGTCATTTTGCAATTTTTCGAGCGCTTGATACGCATCGATTATCGCGTTGCTCATTTTACCTCCAGTCGTGTTGTGTTAATTAACCTTGCCCCGTCCACCGGTACGCCGTTCTTGAGCGCATCGGCAATTGCTTTCTTGTCTATCGTAAATGATACCTTTTCTACCTTGTACTCGCTAGGCACTACCACCTCTTCCAATATCTCTACCTTTGGTGGGTTCTTGCGTAGTTTGAGCGTGTAGAGATCGGTCACAATTTCCTTTAACTCTACCATCTCCATGTGACGTTTAACAGCGTTCTCAAGCCGCTCTGCCCTTGTATTACGTTCAGTTAGCAATGATTGCAAGCGTTGTATCTCCAGCTTGATTGCCTCCGCTGACATCTTGAGATTAGCCGCGATGTCCATTGCCTGCACAATATACTCACGGAAGTTTTCGCCCGCTTCTTCGATTGCATCTTCAAACATTGCCACAACTTCGGGATCGTCTGTATGCATCATTTGATTCATGAGATCAACTAGCTTGTAGGCCGCGCCACTGCTACTCGTGAACGTCTGCTTGCTCTCTCGGAAAATCATTTTTCTTCCCCTGTATAAATGTTCGTATGTACGTCTTGCACCAATGTTGGAGCTGCTTCTGCGTGCTCCGTCCGTCCTTCTTTGCGTCCTGTAATAAGGTTTTGTGTGACTCCAAATCTAAACGGATCATCTTGTGCTGCGTAGTGTGCTTCATCTTCCCACCATTCGTATTTGTTTTTGGTACGTTTACTGTCTTCTTCAATCAAGAATAGTTTGCGCTTGGTCATGCTCATTTTGCACCCCACAACGTAACGGTCTGCTCTGGCTCTTCTATCGTGTATTCGATACCCATCATTTCTAGTGCTTCTATTATCATCTTAAAAAGCCATATAACAAACTCAATCAACATTTGCTCGTATTCCTGTTCTTGTTGTTTTGTATAGCGTTTCATCTCGCACCCCACAATGTTACTGTTTGTTCTGGCTTGATAATCGGATCTGGTGTTGCAGCTATTGCCAATGCTGACAGCGTAATAGCAAGCAGAGCGATAAGCCCTACGCCTACCATATACAGCTTCTGCCGATACGATGCGCTCAAGTAAGGAGCCACGCGCCAGTACGTCTTGCCGTCTGCCGTACGTGTTGTCGTGAATTCGATGCCGATGTTCATGATGTTACCCTTGTGAAATTGGTGATTTACGATTTAGATTACGAATTGCGCTGGCTTCCGACAATCCAATAGCTGATATCTTTCGTCCGCTGCGTGCCGTATAGGTCGCTTTATAGACGTTGTGGATGCCGCGCTGCATAGAGTGCTGTTGCTCAATGCTGATAGTGATTGTTTGCTTGTTCATGATGTTACCCTTGTAAAAAGTGAATGATTGCAGTGTAGGATGCTGCGCCCCGTGGTTAGTTAAAATGCCATTTCTGAGATGCTGATATATTCGCCTGTCTTTGCTGCTTGGAATACCAAATGACACTTTTTGCCGTTTGGACGCTTTGCTTGAAATAGTACCGGCATCCAGTTGTTGCTTACCATATGAGCCGCTGTATTTGCCGATGCTTCTTTCTGCGATACAACAACCATGCTGATTTGCTGGCCTTTTACGTTTACGTTGATAGTGTTCATTGCCGTGCCCTTGTTAAGTGAGTGATTGATTACGTCACAAATATACGTAAACATTTTGTCTACACAATAGGCAAATGAAAAAAAGTGCAAAAAAATTGCACCTTTTCTCGAATAGGTAAAAATATCGAAGTTTTCTTTACGCTTTGGCGTCGTAAACCATAGCATCAGGCACGTTCAGCTCGCTAGGCAGACGGTATGCAATGATCCGCGCCTTGTCATATCCTGCTATGCTTACCTTGTTTGACTGGTTACCGCCTAACACATACACGTACTTCGCAGTTTCGCGCACGTAAAAGCCCACATGACCGCCTCCGGTACGTGTCATTACTACAATGCACCCCGAATGCGGCTTGCATGACTGCCCATATTTAGCCCACGACCGCGCTGCCGCTGATCCAGTCACACTATAACCAGCATTGCCTACGCACCAATTGACAAAAGAAGAACACCAGGGCGTTTCGTCATCCTTTGCCTTCAATGTCGTGCGCTGATGATACTCAACGATGCGCTTGTTATGCTTTGGCCCTGCTATTTCGGCCTGCCCTTTTTCCTTCTGCGCAATCTGCATCCAGCTATATTCGGTCGGCTGCTCTGCCTTTGGAGTGTTTAGCTGTTTTAAGGTATTGCCACACCATGTTTTCAAGCCCAACAACAAGTTCTTCATCATCAAATCGCCTTCCTATCGTGTAAAGTGCCGCATGTATGAATTCATGGATAAACGTCTGGGTCATGGTGTCCGCTGTACAGGGCTTGCCTTCGACTGTGCGCGCAATCCTAATCGTGTAGGTGTCTATGTTGCATTCGCCGTAGAGATGCTGTACTTCGCCCGCTGGAGTCACTACAACGATTGACTTTTGCAGCTTGACACGCCACGTATTGCCGCCTAGCTTAAAAGATGTTGGAGTCATCGCACCACCCCTTGCAGGATTACTTTGTTGTGAACGGTGAAATTACCCTGCGCTTCTAACTCTACCAAAGCAACGCCGTGATTCCAGTTGTTTCTAGGTGCGTAGCGTGGGTTTAGATCGCATAAGCACCCAACAGACCATCCAGCAATGAAAGTGCCGTCCAGCGGCCTTCTAAATAGGTCTGTGGACGTCTTATGTACATGCCCGACCATCACATTGTCTACGGCTTTCATGCGGTAGTTACGCGCTGGATTAACACCACCACCTCCAAACCATTCGTGACCGTGATCTATCCATAGCTTGCCCGCTTTAACCTTTGCCCGCTCATCTACCCACTCTATCCCCTGCTCATGCAAACCCAGCATCTCTTCTAAAATGATCGTGCCTTCTAACTCTTTGGCTTTCTGTGCTAGATAACGCTTGAGCCGCTCTTCGTGATTGCCTTCGCGGTAGACAATCCGCACCTTATCGCCAAAGAATTGGCGTAGATGTTTGACCATC